GATTTCAGCCGCAACTTGTTCAGATAATAAAGCTGTTAATTCAGCTTCAGCATCGATGTTATGGAAAGCCGCAACGTCTTGAGCTAACTCAGGAGACCATTGTGCTCTTAATTTTCTTTCAGTTACAGAAACTGTTACAGAATCTAAGTCGAAAGAAACCTCACCGATTTTATCTTCGAATTCTAATTCTTCGTAACGTCTGAATACCGCTTTAATGTTAGTTTGACTCGCTGATACACCACTCCAAGTAGCTGCTAATAAAGTAGCTCCTGAGTATCCATCAGGTGTTGATTGACTACAAGATACACATACAGGTACTTGAGTATCAATTTCTAAGTAAATAGTACCTTGTGCAGAACAGATATTTTTGAATGAACCTCCATTACCATCTGATGCCCAAGAAGTTTGACTTGTACTACCATATTGAACAATTCCTTGACCATATTTTTGAGTAACAACTCTAAATAATAAGTTAGTAAATGTATTTGTTCCTAATTGAGCCGCAACTGCCGCGTTATCAGTATACAATTTAAGACCTGATAAGAATTCTTCAGTATCCATTTCTTGACCCATAGGACCAATTAATTTTCCATCACCTGTGTTAGAGAAACCTGACATAGCGATTAAGATTTTTCTAAATTCAGTGTTTGCTGTTGTAGTATATGCTGCAGGAATTAACGCTCCATTAGACCATTGTACTGTAGTACAAGATGCTGTAATAGCTGACCATCTACCTTTAGAATAATCAAATAAACCTTCAGGGTCTAAACCTGGTTCAGTTCCTTCGTAGAATAAATCATAAAGGTTTTTTTGGTAAGCACCTGTGTCAGTACCATAACCAGCACCCGGATTACCAGGATAGTTACCCGGAGAACCTACCGGTGCGTAGTGTTGACCTGAATTAGCCTCAATACCATTTGCAGAAGTCGCTCCTGTATATCCTTGAATTTTAGGTACAAAGAAGAATAATTTACCGATTGGTAAATTCATTGCTTGTACAGATACGATTTCATTCGCTAATAATTTAGAGAATACTCTTCTTACGATAGGGAAAACAACAGTTTCAAAAGCTCCGTTAGAACCTTCACCTGTAGCTTCGTTTATCAAGAAAGACGCTTGGTTCTCATATAACTGAGCTACGTTTTCTCTCATATGTCCTTTAAGACCTTCTAGGAATCCTAATTTATCCCATTTGTTGATTGTGTCTTCTTTAATAACTTTAAGGTGTTTTAACCCAATGTTACCTACAAGACCTGATTCTAATAATGCTCCCATTTTTTTGGTTTTTATTAATTTTAATTTATTTATTTTTATTTTATTTTTGTCATTAAATCTTTCATTCTTAAGAACTGTGGATTCTCATATGTTTTAGATTCAATTAAGTTAACTGCTCCTGTAGAAGGTGATTTTGCAATTGTTCTCTCGATTGACTCATTCATAGATTGAGTTTTAGTTCCTGCAGATAATTCGTTTTTAACAACTTGATATAAATTTTTAGATTCTTTAATAGTTTCAACACTATCAAATCTTCTTAAAATGTTAATTTTTTCTTGTTTTGATGTTGAGTGTTCAGTGAACAAACGTGTAGCGTAAGCTAAGTTTGAGTTGAATACCGCAACCTCGTTTAATTTACTTCTAAAAACATTAAGTGCTTTTCTGTATTCTTCATTTTTTTCTCTAAGAATTTGTAATTCTTTGTTTGAAGAACTTTCTTTAATATTCGCATTAAAACTTGAATGAGCAAATGGTTTAGGTAAACCACCTTTTCTGAAATTAGACCCCATACCTAAAGTACGAACTCCTTCTTTAGTTTCAGATTTTTTCACAATAGGTTTTTTTGTTACTTCTTCTTTAGACTCAACTTTTTTAACCATTTTGTTTTTACCTAATTTATTACCAGCGTTTTCACCTTCTTTATATTCAAATTTAGGTTTTCCGGTAAATCTTGTAGGTTTAGCGTGGTCAGCGTGTTTCAACTTTGTTGGAGTTGCAAAACCATCACCTAAACTTGGATTTTTGTCGTATTTGAATTTAGATGGATTTCCAATGTTTTTACCAACAGGTTTTACAGACATTTTTTTAGATTCAGATTCGTAGATAGATTCATCCATCTCTTCTTCATCCTCTTCATCATCCATTTCGATTTCATAAACGATTTCATCGTCCATATCATCTTCTTCATCCATTTCAAAATCTTTGTAGTGTCCATCACGTCTTTTAAAATCGTGGTCATTTCCACCCCATTCTTCGTCTTCGTCGTCCATATCTTCATCATCAGAACTAAACATTCTTTCAACAATACTTTCGATAGTTTCACCATCCATATCGTCTTCATCCATATCGTCTTCATCCATTTCTTCCCAAGACTCGTCCATTTCTTCTTCTTCACCTTCACCAACAATCATATACTCTTTACCGGTTCCCTCATCTTTTAAGTGAGTGTTTCCTTTGTCGTCTTTTGTAACAACAATGTTATCATCCGGTCCCATAAGTTGAAATACTCTAAGTACTTCTTCATCGTCAGCATCAGTTAAGTCGATAGTGTCTTCGTCGTCCATATCTTCTTCGTCGTCACCGTCTTCATCTGAGTCGTCAGTATCATCAGTATCAATTTCGTCACCGTCATCTTCTGCATCATCACCAAATTTAATATCGGCGATATCCTCAGAACCTTCAGGTCCTTCCATTTCAACGTCATCAGTTTCAACCTCATCATCTGCTTGTTCAGTTAGAGATTCTTTTACTAGGTCTTTGATTTCTTGTTTCATAGTAGAAGCAAGTATTCCTTTTGCGTTTTCAGCTACCGCTTCTTCCAAATTTTTCATTTGGATGATAGCCTCTTCAACTAAAGATTTTTCTTTTGCCATTGTTTTTATATAGTTTTTAATATATAAATATCTCCCAATATGAAAAAAGTTTAAATTAAACTTAAATCACATTAGGTTTTTTATACATTGATAAATATCACCATAAAATAAAAAGCATAAAAAAAGAGGACATATAGTCCTCTTTTATTTAATAATTAAGATTTTAATTACTCAATAACTTCGTCGATTTTACTTTCAACAATTGATGTGATTCTCCACTCCATTGTGTAATGTTCAAAAACTTTAGTAACTTTAGCCTCTACATCAGTAGGGTTGTAACCACTTACTAATTTTTCTTCTCTCATTTTTTTAATCTTTCCTGATTCGTTATCAACTGAATCTAAGGTAACTTTTGCGATAAAATACTTTTCTTCCATTTTTTGTTATTTATTTAGTATCCCAAATAATCGTTTAATTTTTTCATTAAGTCAAGCGATTTGTTTCCGGAATCTCCAACGTGTCTTTCAACACTCATTTTTTTCTCTTCTTCTAAGTTCTCATCGTATAGATGTTTGTCATCTTTATTTAAGAATAGATATGCTCCCGGAGTTGAAGGTGACGATACTAAGTCAAAACAGATTAATTCAAAATCATCCTGTACTTCATTTTGTTCCCCAATTTTTTTAAGTGACCCTACACCTCTTGAAGAGATACCTAACGTAACTCCTTGTCTAAGGTAGTTAGCGGCTAAGTCACCTTTGGTTGACACAATCCCTCTTTCGTGGAATCCCGGTGAAGTAAGTAATTTAATCTTACCCATTAGGACATTACCTTCCCACCATACTTCAGTGATTGCGTGAGATACTCTATCTAAATCGATTAGAGATGATTCAGGGTGATTTAACTCAGATAGAGCAGTTCCCTTCTTAATCATTTTTTTATAGTTCTCAGCCTCTCTTTTTAATATACGTTCAGGATATGTTCTACCATTTCTATTTGGGGTGTCATATTTTTGTAATACGGCATAAAATTCAAATGGTTTTGAGTGGTCTAACATTTCGTTAGATTCTCTAATTAAAGTTTCATTACGAGTATCATTTGGGTTAACATACCCTGCATCGTATTCAACTAATATACCTTTTCCTGATTCGTTCGGTTGTAATATTCTTAAACTCATTTCAAATGTTTTATTTATAAATATTAAACATTCTCGGTTTGTAACGATTCTTCTATTAATTTGCTCTTTTTGGTTAGATAAAAATTAAAATTTTCATTGTTTAAAAAATTATCTTTAAAAATTTGATGTGTAATTTGTTGTAACGATTCTTTGATTTCATTTCCTTTAAAATCCATATCTTCTTGGATTAGGTAAAAATTTATTTCAAGATTCATAAATGATTTTTTATTTACATTTAGTCCGCTGGACCTTAAATCTAAATCTACTATAAATTTTTCATCAAAAATTTTTTTGTTTATTGTCTCGTAAATTGAGTGTTTGATACTTCTACTTAGGTTAAGGACTGTTCTTGTCCAATTATCACATTCATAAATTGGTTCGACCCAAGTTTGTATGTTTAAGTAGAGAGATTTGAGTTGGATTGAATCTACCGTTCCATATACAATTTTAGCTGTTTTGAATCCGTGTAGTAGAGAAGTTTTTCCCTTTTTCATTAAATTTCATATTTTCCCGTTTATTTTTTAAAATAATAGGGATTTTTATGTGTAATGTCAAAACTTTTTTGTAGGAGGAAGATATATGTATTATATGATAATAGTAAAACTAAATAACAACGTAACGATTGAAAAGGCTTTAAAACTTTATAAAAGTAAAGTTATTAAGACTCGTCAAAGTGGGGAACTTTTTAAAAGAAAGGAATTTGTTAAGAAGTCTGTTATTAAGAGAAATGAACTTTCTAAGGCTAAGTATGTCCAAAAAAAGTTCAATTCTGATAATGATTAAAGATTCTCTTTAAGATTCTTAAGTTTGAAGTACGTAAGTTTATCGTATTTTTCAGAAATCACTTTTGAAATAGTTTCATCAATTCTTGTTTGCATTGATTTATCAGTGCTAGCATCTTTCATTTCCGTTAGTTTCGTAACCACGCTTTCTTTGATTGTATTATATTTTTCATTCAATGTTGAATCGTCTTCTGATAACAAATCAATTAATTCTTTTTTATCCGATTCATTTAAACCATCAATATAACTTTTGATAGTTTTGTTTGCAACACTTACCATAGTTGATAATGGTAGGTCAATTCCTTCAGTTTTTGTGATTGGTAATTTTTTAAGAGATTCTGAAATAACTTTTCTACTTTTGATTTTAGATTCAATAGTTAAAACATCGTTAGAGAATAACGTATCAATATCTGTATAGTTATTTTCAACATTTTTATTTCCAACCCAAGCAACGATTTTGTTGATATCCGATTGTTTTATTTTGTTTACAGTATTCTCGTAAAGTTTAATACTCTCATTGATATAATCGTTACAGTAAGATTCACTTAATGATTTTGGAGAACCCAATTCATCGTATAAGTAAAACAACTTGCAAATGTTTTTATTTTCAATAACAAGTTTCTTAAATGTTTTTAATTCGTTTTTGAATGTGTCGTTAGCGTATGATTCTAATAACACATTTTCTATTCTTGATTTTAGTAATCCAAAATTTTTCATATCTAATTTTTATTATAAATATCTAATCTTTTAGAAGTTTACCTAATTGTTCTTCAATATCTCCTAAAGAATTTTTTCCTTTGGATAAATCAATGTATGATTCATCTTCGGTTAATGATGCACTCTCAACTAAAATTTTTAAATTATCTCTCTTAAATGACTCAGGAGTTACTTCACCACCCGGTGCTGGTGCCGGAGCTTCAGGTGCCGGAGCTTCAGGTGCTCCTGCTTCAGGTGCTCCACCCGGTTCAGGTCCACCTAAACTTTCCATTCCTCCTCCGAAGCCTCCTCCTCCACCAGGAGGTGGTGGTGGGGATGACGGTGCCGCTCCACCTGCAGTTGTACCTGAAGGAGCGTTACCGTATAATTTATCAATATTATCAAAGATTCCCGTATGAGTAATAATAGTTGCGGTGTTTGCTAATTCAGCTCCTACAGCCATCTCAATTCTTTGTTGTTGTAAATCAAGTTTAATTTCCTCATCTGAGAATCCTAAAATATGTTTCTTAGCCCACGATACAGATACCGGAGCGATTCCCGCAATTGCTGCAACACCTTGTTGGTATAACGCAATTTTTTCTTTCCAAAGTTCAATTTTTAATAAATCGGCTTGTGATGATGGATTTGTTAACGCTAGTGTAAAGTTTGATAATTCATCTTCAAAACCTAATAGAAATAAATGAATGATTGCAATTTTATTTAATTCAGCAATCATAGATTTTTGAATTTTATTAATTGTTCTTGCAAAACGAATATCCATTAAAGATAAATTTTTACCATCACCAGCAGTTTCCTCAAAACCTAAGAACGCTTTTGGAACACGAAGTGCTGTTAATAATTTCTTTTGGATATATTCGATATCGGCAATTTCAGATAAGTTTGTTGCTCCCGGTAATGTATCAATTGGTGATGCGGCCGCTGGGTCTCTAACAGGAATAAAGTAATCTTGGTCAACGGCCATTTGATTAAATCTCATATCCACATTACCTGTTTTAGAATCCACAACTTGGTCTCTTTTAAATTTGTTCGCCACACGTTGTACATACGCTTCAACATCTTTATCATCCATATTCCCAACGAATACTTTGAATACACGTCTTTCAGGGGCTCTTGATGTTCTATAGATTAACATCGCGTCTTCAGACAACAATAATTGTTTCCAAATACGTCTTGCTTTTTCTAACATAGATGTTCCGTATGGGAGTTTTCTGTCATCACCTAATAATCTAAAGTGAGCAATCTCCCAAGAGTTGAACTCCATATCTTTGGCTTTCCATTTAAATCTTAGTCCTTTATTTTCCGCAGGTTCTTCAATATTTGCAGATTTGGCCGCCATACCTCTTTCCAAACGCTCAATTTCAATGTTTGGTAATTGCATACAACCAACAATACCTTTATCAGAATCCAATTTTAAATAAACAAAGTTATCACCATATTTACAAGTATTTCTTGTCCACATAGTTAAGTTTGTATTGATATCTAATACATTGTTAAATAAATCGGCTAGTATGGATTTTATTCTTTTTGATTCGGAATAAATTTGTAACATATAACCATTCTCATCAACAGTTGTTGATTCTTCACCATAAATGTCTAACGCCGCTGATATTTCAGGGGTATATTCCATTGACTCGTAATCATAGAATGAAGCTAAACGAGTTGGTTCATAATAAACGGCTTGAGTATATAAGTTACTTTCAATTTTAGTCCATTGATTAGATAAATAAAAAGTTTGTTGAGCTTGTAATTTTTCTCTTTCATATTCGGCTTGAGAAGTAGTTTTTAATAACTCTTTTTTGTCAAGCTTATATGTTGGGTAGTCTTGATTTAATAGGGAATTTGGACCAAAGGCTCTTGATAACCTCTGCCAAACCGTTAAATCGTTATTTTGATTATTTTCCATATTATAAATTTAATTATATTTTTTCTTATATAAATACTTGATAATTCTACATTCCACTTCCGTCATAATTATCGGTTGTTAATATTTCTAAAATTGTTCCGTTATAAAAAAGTTAATCTTTTATTAATCTCACTGAGAGTCCATTAGCTTTACTAATTACACTACTATTGATATTAGTACTATTATAAGCAATATATCGGTAATAAGCGAATGTTAATATAAAGTCTGTTGAACTCCACCATAATCCCTGATTATTAATAAGGTTAAAGGATGTTGTACGTATTCCTCCACCAAACGCTGAAAATCCGCTAGAATTAGTTGCCTGATTAGGTGTTAACCAATGACAACCACCCGTTTCTTTCATTGCTCCACCAGCAGGACTTATTCCTCCTAAATAATTTACAAGAGTTGTCCATTCGGTATCAGAAGGAATGTGATAACCGGTTGGGGCCAACCCTCTTGGGTCAGTTACCGCATACCAATTGTATAATTTTCCGTAAGTTGTTCCTGTAACCGAATCATTGTTATAGTAACACCAAGCACCTGTGGTTAAATTATTCCAAGTTGTTTGGTCAGTAACTTGAGGAATTACATCACCGTTACGATAAGTTGTTACATCTAAATTACATTTTGACCACGTTTGAGTCCCAATTGTTATATCCTGTACCGTACAATTTGGGCACGGATTTAATGTCGGTGTAGGTGTAGGTGTTTTAGTAAGTGTAGGTGTAGGTGTTTGAGTCGGAGTTAAAGTATTCGTTGGTGTAAGTGTTGGCGTAGGTGTAGGTGTTGGTGTGTTTGTATTTGTAGGTGTCATTGTAGGTGTCATTGTAGGTGTAGTACTTGGTGTTGGTGTGTTAGTACTTGTTTGAGTAGGCGTTGGTGTTTGAGTCGGAGTTAAAGTATTCGTTGGTGTAAGTGTTGGCGTAACCGTAGGAGTAACCGTAGGAGTTGGCGTAGTAGTTGGTGTAGAAGTAATCGTAGGTGTTGGTGTTGGTGTTAATGTAGGTGTTATTGTTGGAGTAGGTGTTGGGGTAGGGCAAATAAACGTACCACAAGCAGGAATATCGTCAAAATTTGTTATTATTGTTATTATACCATCCACAACTGTTACGACATAAAGAGGTGGTGTATATATATCCGGATTTGAGGGGTATGAATTAGGTCCATACACATAATTACCTGTGAATATTTCCGGAATCCCAAATGAATTGTAAAATTGTGTTCCAACATTAAAACCAATCTTTGAATAATAATAAAACTCAGACCCATTTACTTGGACTAAAGGATTAAAGGCTTTAGTAAAGTAACATTTTACATCACCAACCCCTAACGAACTAAAATTCCAATTTAGTACCCCGCAAATCGTAGCACTATACGATAAAATCACAATTGAGTATGTAGGTATAAATGTTGGTGTAATACTTGGTGTTGGTGTTATAGTTTGAGTTGGAGTAAGTGTTGGAGTAAGTGTTGGCGTAATAGTTGGTGTAGGTGTTGGAGTCGGAGGATTACCTTCACTTATAGAACTAGGTTTAGGAAAATGTTTTGTAATGTTAAGGTTATCTCCATTTTTAACATTAAAAATCCCTTGACCATTCACATTAAGTTTTGAGCCCGCAATAATATTACCTGATTTTTTTCTACTAACAAAATCACCCCCCTTAAAATTGTTTTGAACAATTACTTGGTTTGGTTTTGTTTCTTGTGTTAAATCTAGATTTATACTAACTGGAACTTCAATACTTCTCTTTCTATCTGAGATACCCATTTATTCTTTTTAAATAAATATTATCACATACCAAATAACCAACCATATTTTTGATAATCTTCACGACTAACTTGTTGGCTACCAAATTGATTAATTCTATCTTGGTAATGTGGAATAACAGGGTCAAAATTAATATTCTCTTTAATTGCTTCATTATTACTCACAGACCAAGAATCAATCATTGCTTTGGTTTGTTCGGTAACCTTACTTAATTTACTAAAAGAAGATTCTGCGACGTAAGTTGCCATCGCAATTGACATAATTAAGTCATCGTGATGTCCTTTTTGGTGGTCAGGACGACCATTGATATAAACAAAGGTATTCATCTCGTTGTATAAACGAGCACTATAAATTCTAAATTTATGTCTCATCACTTCTTCAAATGACGCAATAATTTGAACCCTTTTATTGTTAAAATTTATTCCAGGAATTTTATCCATTGCTTTTGGGTCATATTTCCATTTGTTTGATAAATCAAGACCATCAACATATAAATCCCGATAATTCATTTCTTGTAGTTTTCTGGCGGTTGAAACACCCATTCCACCGGTGATATCAATAACCACAAAACAAGAATATATTGTCGCCCATTTATGACAAATTTCCGCCATTGTATCAGGAGGTAATTTTCCCACATATTCCGCAACTTGTTCCTGAGTATCAAAATCTATAATTTGAAATGAACTAAAATCTTCAGAATCCCCACGGGAAACATCGACACCCATAATATATTTGTGACCAACAACCGGTTCTTTCCAAATCCAAAGAGCGTTACCCATCATTTTACTAATAGGTTCAAGAACCATATTTTCACGAATATTTTGCATCATAAGAGAATCAAATACATTATCTCCGGAACCTAAGAAGTTACATTCCAACTCCTGAGATACTTTACGTTTATCGTATTTTAATTTCTTTACCATCGCCTCAAACCAAGATGAACAGGGTTTGTATCCGTCAGCCATTAGTAATTTAACATCATCAAAGTTTCTTGCATCATATGATTTACTACCCCAATCAATAAAATCATTAGGGTTATATTCTTCTTTGTTTAATAAATAATGGATTATGTTTTCCGTTTTAACAAAATATAAATCTTTTGTATATCTAGGGTCTCTATACCAAAACATCTCCGTAATTTTGAAGTCATTCATATTACGTAACGCTTGGCCATATATTTCATAGTAAATTGGGTCATATCCGTTAGGTGTTGAAACCACAATTACTTTACCCCCCGTAGATAGGGATGCCATACAGGCAGACCAGAAATCACTATCGGCTTCAATAAACGCAGCCTCGTCAAATACAAGTATGGTAGGTGTAAATCCACGTAACGCATCCTTAGATGTTGCAACGGCTTTAACCTCACACCCGTTTGTTAATTTATAGTGTCTTTGGGAATTTTTTGATTTATCAAAATCTACACCGGTCCAAGATGGCCATTGACCAACAAAGGATTTAATTTTGTTTGCCATCTCCAATGAAGTATCCAACTTATTGGCGATAATCAATATTTTCTCGGGAGTTTCTTTTCTTGCAAATACTAGTTTTTTAGACATCCAAGCCGCGGTAACGGTTGATACCCCGGCCTGTCTGTATTTTAATGCAATGTTTTCGTTGTAGTTTTCGTAATCATCTAATAGAGTAATTTGGTCAGGGAAAAGTTCCAATGGAACATATTTTTTCACCGTGTTATCATAAGTTTCTAAATACGTTCTTAATGCGTATTCAGTATCTCTATTACATTTTACGTACTCTATTAGTACTTGTTCTCTTGTTAAATTCGACATACATAATGTTGTCGGTAATTTTTAGAATCCTAACGAAGATAAATCAATATCGTCTAAGTCATCTAAGTCATCAAATCCGTAATCTCCATAATTTTCACTATCATCCTCATCATCTTCGTCATCGGACATTTTTGTTTCGTATTCGTGTTTTTTAAGGATTTCAACGATTTCGTTAACCATTCTATTTATTACCTCTTTTGCTTCTGGTTTATCGGCTATAATAGCTTTTGCTAATACCATAAAATCTTTTGCCTCTAATTGAGACAATTTCATAAATAAATATTGTTGAAGGTGTCTTTGGTCGTCTTCATATAATTTGTCAGGCCAAGCCTCTCTAAATTTTTCCCAAAATATTGGTCCTAATCTTGAATCCCATATTTCTGCCGGTAACGTATCTTCAGCACCAACAACCATACTTCTTTGAACTGGGTCGTTTGGTAAGCCTTGGTCACCATATAATGAATAAATACCTTTAACTATTTCGTGAACTAATAACGGAAATGTAAATGCCTTTGCTTTAATTGTTGGTGGGTCAGTTTCAGGGTCAGATTCTGATTGTCCCATTTGACCACCACCTGAACCAGCCATACCTTCCATATCAGGGTATAACCAATATAAGTGTTCCATTAGTGATTGTGTTACACCATATAAATTTAATAAGTTTGGACTTAATCTATTTATTTCATCACTAACTAAAGTATACATATGACCACCTTTAAATGCCGCTCCTTGAACTAATGAATTAATCAATCTTCTTTTTGCTTTTTCTAAATTGAATTTTTCCATAGAATCCATAAAGTCTTCCATTTCTTCTTGGTGTTCTTCACTTTCTTTGAAAGCTTCTTCCACATCTTCTTCATCCGGTTGTTCTGGTTGGGTTTGCATTCCTTCAGACGCCCCCATTGGTCCATTAACCAATTCTACATCAAATTGTAATTGTCCTTCAGGAATACCTAATTCTTTTTTAACTAAATCAACCGCTAAGTTTTCAAGATATTCTTTATTCTGAACTTCAACTCTTTTAATTTGTTGTAAACTATTCATTACAGAACTCATTAATCCCATCATAGGATTATTCCCCTGAATTGGTGTAGTATCACCTAAAAATCTTCTTACTTTATCAACAGAGTCTTTAAATCTTTGAGAAGACATCATTTCAACAAAATCTCTATCCCCTTCTTGAGGTAATGCAGGATGTTCTGCGTATGGAGTTCTTTTTTGATTGATTTGATTTTCAATTCCCGGTTCCATTCTTTCAGGTCCTTCATAACTAACAGGTGCCTCATTTAAACGACGATTAATTTCGTTTAACATAGTTTGTTGGTTATTAGTTAAACCTTCGTTAACTAATTTTTTATCTAAGTCACTTTTGACTTTCAATATTTTATCCATTTTTAAATTTGCACTCATAATTATTTTTGATTAAGACCTAACGAATTAAATTTTAAAAAACTTGGTAATTCTCTTTTAATTGCCTTTGGAGCCCCTTGTTTACTTGGGTCCGGAGCAAAAGGATGTTTTGGAGTTGTATTTGGTCTAACCTTTGGTTTTGCCGGAGCAACTTCAGTATTTTCACCCATTTCTTTTTTCATAGCCTTTGGTGCACCTTTTTTTTCCGGGTCCGGTTGGAACGGGTGTTTTGGTTTTGTTCCTGGACTAACCTTTGGTTTTGCCGGAGCTGTTTTTGTGTCACCTTCTAAAAGATTTTGAAAATCTTTTTTAGACATTTTTGGTGTGATGTGTTTTTCTACAAGTCTCATAATTTCTTTCTCAATTTTACTTTCTCCCATAGTAAGACCTGGTTTCATTTGAGTCAGTTTAGCTTTACCAAGTTTAGTTAAAGCTCCCCCAACCATATCCATATAACTTTCTTTTGTCTCTTTTTTCTTTTCAGGAAGTTTGGCAAAGTCAGTCTTTTCTGCGAACTCATCAGCCATTTTACACCATTTTTTTTGTTCTTTTGTTTTTCCGTCACCACATTTAGCAAAGAAATATTTTTGTTGTTTTTTTGACTCAAATTTTTCGTCAATTTCTTTTTCCTCCATCATACCTGAACCGTCTTGATAATTTTCAAACCCATCATCAGTGCTTGGACCTTTTTGAATTGGGTCTTGAGTAGTTCCCCCTTTAGATTCATCATCTTTATCAAGTTCAATATCAGTTTGTTCATTAGGCATAGCCATAAAAGTCCCATCAGGATTTTTCTTTACATTATATCCTTTAGGTGTTGCAGGTAAATTACCACCTTTTTCTCCGACTTTATACGCTGTTTTAGCCGGTTCTGTTACGGGAGTGATTTGTTCTTGTAATTTACTAAATAATAAATCAACCTGACTATCAGTCATTTTATTTAGAGTTGAGGCTTTGATACCTTCTTTCACTAGTTTCAATTTTTTTTGATTAGTGTTCATATTCAATTGTTTTTTCAAATTCCAATACGATATCTCTTTCGTATAATTTATCTTTGACTGATTGTTCTGTTTCACCAAACTTGAAAACCAATCTTTTTTGACGAGTGAAATCAACATCTTCACTTTCGTTTTCCCAACATAATGCGATTATATCATCCATTGAATCTATCATCGAAAAATAGTCAGAGTTTTGAATTACTGACATTGTGATTTGGTCATTCTTCAAAACTCCTACTTTTTTAATATGTTCTATGTCCGGTGGAAGTGGATAACCATTTGATGGTTTTGACTCCCAAGCTTCACCCCAAACATCTTCAGAACTATCCGAGAAAATAAATTCATATATGTTATCACCCTTATAGTTAGGACCTAATTCATTAACATATATTAAATAACTCATTAGATTATCTGACCTTTTGTATTAACTCTTAATTGTTCGTCATTCATTTCAAATACCAAGTTTTGTTTGTTTGTTTTCCCAACCAATTTAGCGTTTGGATATTTTTCCATTAATTTTCTTGCACCAACTTCTTGAGAAATACTTTCAGATAATTGTTTGATTTTATTAATTTTAGCTTTTTTACTTTCAGTAACTAATTTAGCTTGTCTTTTTTTAGATTCTAATAATTTTTTTTCTTTATTATCTATTTTAAAGTAACCTTCGATAATTTTATCAACCTTAGATTCTGAAAAAATTCCTTCAATCATATCTTCAATATGACCTGCGTGATGAGGTTCAATATGTGGATGGTGTAAACTTCTATGTTTTGGGTGTCTTGGTTTAGAATCACCATTATCCCATTTTGTTTTATATGATGGCATATCATCAGGAATACCTAAACCGTCGTATTCATCTTCATCAAAATCGTCAAAATCACCAAATCCTTGAGGCATTTCACCTTCAGGTTCCATACCTAATTCATCGTCACTAATACCTTCTTCTCCGGTTGGTTCTTCACCACCTTCTTCATCAGGGTTAAAATCACCCATACCTTCTTCTTCAGCCCCTTCAATTTTGTCAACAATCTCTTCTTTATCATCTTCGTCCATAGATTCTAAATCTAACGCCGATAAAATTGAGTTGATAACGTATTTTGAATCTTTAGAAGTCATTTCATCTTTACCTTCTTCAGTTTCTTGGAACGCTCTTAATTTTTGAGCTAACTTACCTGTTAATTTTTGAATAGATTTTAAAGTAACTTCTTCATTATCATCATCTTCAACATCTACATCTACATCAACATCTTCAGGAGCCGGAGCCGGTTCTTGTTCAGGTGCTGGTGCAGGTGCCGGAGATGGTGCAGGTGCCGGAGCAGGTGCAGGTGCCGGAGCTGGCGCCGCTTGTTCTGATGTTTCACCACCATTCATTTTTAAAATATACTTAGTAGCCTCTTGAGGACTTTCGTAAAATAAATTAACATTCTTTTCGTTACCTTCATTAACATTAACTTCTTTAGCAACTAAATTAAGTCTTTTTAATGCTTGAGAATATGATGAATAGTATTTTCTATTTTTCATAGGCTCCATATAATCAAACTCATTAGTTGATTCAGTTAAACTACACTTAAGTACATATCCACTTTTTTCTTTATCAATTTTATAAGTTTTACCATTAGCTAAAACTTTAGTATATTCAGTAGATTTATCCTCATTAATTGGCGTAGGTATATTTTCTTTGTATCTAGCGATTTCCATAATACGTTGGATTTTATCCATTCCTTGTAGTTTTTCGCTACCAACCGGTCTTAAATTGTTTCCCATTTTATATGTTTTTGTTTGGAATTATTTTATATATAAATATGTTCAGAATTAAAAATGTTATAATTCTGAATGGTTTATTGTTAATTATATTGATTTTTCCTTTAAAGAAAGTTTTTTATCTTGATACTCATTTTGAAAATCAAATAGTTTTTGAATATAACCATTTCTTCTCAAAACTTTAAATACCAAATTTTCATCAGACATTTCCCCACCATCTTCAAGACCAGCAGTTCTATATTTTTTTAATTTATCTTTAACTTTATTAATACTATCCATACCGGATTCTATTGATTTGTCATCTGAATCCTCAATTACCTCATCAATAATTTTCATCCAATGTTTAGATTTATTTTGAATAAGTTCCGTATCAATTTCAACGTCTTCTTTTTTAGGTTTGGTTTTCCACTCATCAAATAAAACAGAATACTCACCACTACTAAAATGTGCCTCAACATCATTTTGAACATAAAGTTCCACATCATAACCATAGATTTTGATATTGTGTTTGTCGTTAAATAAAGCTTTTTTTAATTTGAAAAGTTCTTCATATAATGGAAGTTCTTTTTCTGAGAATTGGTCAAAGTCCGCAATTAAGTGTAAATCAACATCGGAATATTGTGACCAATTGTAATTGGCTAACGAACCTGTCATAACAACATCTGATATTACAACATCAACACCTAAAAATTCAATGAACTCGTATGCGATTTGTAATAGACGTTCTCTAACCTTAGAAGACATTTTATCAGACGATTCCCAAATCTTTGGATTTAGTTCGTCCTGTAAATGAAAACTAGATAATATACTTTTTAGATTACTCATTAACTATAAATACTTAAATATCTATAATTGTTAGATTTTTTTGTGTTTGTAAGTTTTAACTATTTTTGACGAAAAGAATTTCCCTTGAGATTCCGCCATTCTGAATTGAGTATATACTTGGTGTGGAACTTCATCATATTCATATAATGAACCATTATTGAATTCTACGACTAACTTTTTAGTTTCGGTGTCGTATTCTGTTTTCTTAACATTTGACGATTGGATTTCATTAATAATCTTCGTCCCTTGAATTGTTTCTTTTAATATTGCCATCTTTTAAAGGTATTTCTAAATCTATTTGTTTTAATTTACTCATAATATAATTAGTAAGCTCTTCATTGTCAATATTCCCAAAATAAGATATTAATTCACTTTTTAAATCATTAATTAAATTTCCCAGTTTATGGTATCCATTCATAATATCCTGTGGATAATATGGTGGTTTCTTCAAATCTTCTTCACCCCAACCCTCTCTATTAAATGCGTGACGAAGTTTTCTATAAAGATTAGCCAATTCAGATTCCGGATGAATCGTGTCCATATATTTTTTCCAAGCAGCTTTCTTTTCCATATTTATAAATATAATTTAAATTTGTTTTGTCCATCCAAATATTTGTATTACTTTTGTCGAACCATTTGAAATAATGGAATTAACCCTTATACTTAAATAAAACAATTAATTATGATAGAATCTATGGATGGTGGAAGTAATAGTGGAAATAAAGCAGTTAAGACTGACTCATCAACACCCGTATTAGACAATTTTAGTAGAGATTTAATTAAACTTGCCGAAGAGGGTAAACTTGACCCTGTAATTGGTAGAGAAAGAGAAATCACACGAATCGCCCAAATCCTTTCACGTAGAAAAAAAAATAACCCAATTATCATTGGAGAACCTGGTTGTGGTAAAACCGCAATCGTTGAAGGTCTTGCCATTATGATTTATAATGGGGAATGTCCAAGAAACTTAATGGACAAACGTATCGTATCATTAGATATGACATCAATTGTTGCCGGAACCAAATATCGTGGACAATTCGAAGAAAGAATGAAAGTTATTATTGAAGAACTTCAGAACGCACCGAACATCATTGTATTCATTGATGAAATCCACACAATCGTAGGTGCAGGAAATTCGTCAGGTTCAATGGACGCATCAAACATCTTTAAACCGGCACTTGCCCGTGGCGAGATTCAATGTGTTGGAGCAACAACCTTAGATGAATACCGAAAAAACTTTGAGAAAGATGGAGCGTTAGAGAGACGTTTCCAAAAAGTTGTGGTGGATTCGGCGACCAAAGAAGAAACTTTGGAAATCCTTAAAAACGTAAAAGATAAATACGAGAACTTCCATAAGGTAACTTATACGGATGAAGTATTGTCAGTATGTGTTGATTTAGCGGACCGTTACATCACCGATAGAGAATTTCCGGATAAAGGGTTTGACATCATTGATGAGGTTGGAGCAAGAAGTCAGGTTGAAATTAAAATGCCAGAATCAATTGAGAAGTTAAAACAACAAGCCGCAGACATCAAACAAGAAAAAGTGGATGTTGTAAAACAACAACGATATGAGGAGGCAGCAAATCTTCGTGATAAAGAAAAACGCATCTTAACCAAACTTGAAGTTGAAAAGAAAAAGTTTGAGGAAGAACTTCTTTCACACAAAAAAGAAATCAGTTTGGATTTAGTTTATGAGGTGGTTTCCAATATGACCAAAATTCCGGTAACCAAATTAAACGCAGACGAAACCAAATTATTATCTGATATGGAGACAAACCTATCCGATAAAGTTATTGGACAATCTGAAGCCGTTTCAAAAATTGCAAAATCAATTCGTAGAAACAGAATCGGAATCAAGGACCCAAACAAACCAATCGGTTCATTCATCTTCTTAGGGTCAACAGGTGTTGGTAAAACATACTTGGCAAAACAACTAGCGAAACAAATGTTCGGTAGCGAAGATAATATGATTCGTGTGGATATGTCCGAGTATCAAGAAAAACACACCATTTCAAGATTAATTGGAGCACCTCCGGGATACGTTGGATACGATGAAGGTGGACAATTAACCGAACAAGTGAAAAACAAACCTTATTCTGTAATTCTATTTGATGAGATTGAGAAAGCCAATAAAGATATTTTTGGAACTCTTCTTCAAGTATTAGACGATGGTCACCTTACCGATGGTATGGGGAGAAAGATTAACTTCAAAAATTGTGTCATCATTATGACATCAAACGTGGGTGTTAAAAAATTACAGGATTTTGGTTCAGGTGTTGGTTTCAAAACTGGTAATAGTTCTTACGCTGAAGAAGAGTACAAACGTGAGGTTCTTAAAAAAGAACTTAAAAAATTCTTTACACCTGAATTCTTAAACAGAATTGATGAGGTCGTTATCTTCAACTCTTTGGTTAAAGAAGATGTTAAGAAAATTGTGACTTTGGAGTTGGATAAATTATCTAAAAGATTGGTTGGATTAAAATATAACATCACATTTGATGAAACTATTTTAGAATTAATTTCTGAAGTTGGATTTGACGAAACCTATGGGGCTCGACCAATCAAAAGAGCAATCCAAGATAAGATTGAGGATTTTGTATCCGAAGAGATTATCAAAGGAAATATGGTGGAGGGTGTTCCATACACCCTTATAACCGTAGATAAAGAAGTGGTGGTTAAATCAGAACCTGTTAAAAAAACAAGAAAGAAAAAAGAGGATAATTAGTCCTCTTTTTTTTGTTCTAAAAATATAAGAAAAAAAAAGAGACCGAAGTCTCTTAATATTTTATTTTTTTTCTACAATCATTACAAATCCACAATAATTCATTTTTTACTTGGGAACCTTTTCCTTTAGCATCATTCATTAAACATTTAATATTTGTTTCACAATGAGGTATTCCTAAAGTATGTCCAATTTCGTGAACCACAACTTTAACCATTTCATCAGAATGATTTTTACCTAATCTTTTAACTGATACAACACAAGGTTTACCACTCATAAGACCTAAACCAAAAATACCCCAATTATGATATAATTTACCGTTTAGTTCTCTATCGGTAGAAATATCAACATCTGTTAAACCTAATACTTTACCATCACAATTTGAATACTTTGACTCTAAATAATTAAGTATTTGGTCTGCGTTATATTTTTTTAGACCATTAACTTTTGTTGATTTAGGAACCTTAATACGGTTTAATACTACAACATTAAAAGAATAAAATTTGTTTAATTCTTTTGAGCTCAATTCAACATCATCATTTGAGATGTTTCCCATAGGGACCAAATATATTGTTGGTTTACGTGTGGTAAATCCAAACAATAAAAATACGGATATTAATAATATTTTTTTCATATCACAAAGATACGAAAAAAAAATTAAGCAACCTCTTCTATTTTAGGTAACATTTGACCTAAAGATTCAAGATTAGGACATTGTTGTGAATCTTCACCCATTGCTTTGAAGAATTTATCATTTTGAACTAAATAATTATTTTGAGTTTCACCAATAATAAAAACTAACGCACCGACTGCATATGGTCTTGCAATTTTTAAAAAGTCTTCAGGAAGATTAATACAACCATATGATTTGTTAAATTTAGAAGTACCTAAATATTGTTCAACAGTTTTTATAAATGAATCCGGAATACTTTCAGATTTTGGTGATGCACTACTACCCATAGCTTTTTTAAGTTCTCGCATTGCTTTTACTCTTGGAGCTTCATTATAAAATCCGTGAATAGCGTTTGCTAAACTTTCGCCGTCTAAAGTTGTTACATTAAAGATATTATTATCACCACCAACATAATCCTCATCAGTTTTTAACGCATTAATAGAATAAATTCCTTTAGGAAAAAATCTTGATTTATTTTTATTTATATAATCGTAAATTAATTCCTTATCATATTTTTTACCACCACCAGTTTTATCTTTATATTCTTGTGATTTCACATCATATTTAAAACCCGCAGCATTGGCATATTCGTCCCAAGACCATAATGCTTTAGCTATTGATTTAGCGTCTTGAGATTGAGCATTTAACCCATCTATCGTATATGATTTAGCAACAAAATCGCCTTTTTTGTTAAACAAATAAATGTTATTATCTCTTGTATCAATAACGAAAAAATTTCTATTACTAAATTTAGGTCGTATACCAACATATGAAATTTCACAAGCACTTCTTACAGGAACACCATTAGAAATTAATTCTCCACCAACTTTTTGATATTGACTCATTTTTGTCAAATCAACCCCTTTAGTACTAGGTATTGAAGGACAAAAATTTTGAGATGTTTTATCATCTTTTTTAATTGGTGTTTCAGGTTTTTTAATTTGCATAGTCTTATCACCAATAACTTGTTTAATACTAGTTATTGATTTATGATTTTTAGCCTCTTTCCAATTAGGGTACTTGTCACCATATTTTGTATTTTCTTTACCTTTAAAATAATATTTACCATTTTCAAATTTATAATCATACGCATTATCGTGGTCAGTAACTATAATTGGAGACACACCTTGTTCACTTAAATAGTGACGTTTAGTTGCACTTTCGTGAAGATTTAATATTCTATTTTTTTCTTCTTCGTTAATTATAAATAAATTTTTCATATTATTTCGGAGTTGTTGGGGTATAACCCTTAAATTCAGGGAATGATTTAGCTTTGAACTGTGAACCCGCAGCTGTCGGTGCTCCCGCAGTTGGTGGATTAGTTCCAGCACCCGGTTGCCCTATTAAATCATTGATATCGATTTCAGAATATCCTGAACCTCCACCAGCAGCTACACCACTATTTTCTGTACCGGTTTTTTGACCTCCGGTATTAGCACCTGTAGTTTGAGCACCTGTTGATGCACCTTGAACACCAGTTTCAGCGGTTTTCTTAATTGCTGCCGATGACGCGTCGGTAGTATTGTTGGTTGGTTGAGTTGTAGTAGTTGTTGTGGTTGCGTTTGTATCTGTTTTTGGTAAATTTTGTAATGACGATAAAATACTTGCAGATGTTTTAGGTCCATATTTACCATCCGGAGTTAATCCGGCTTGAGATTTTGTATTTAATAAAGTTTGTAATTCAACAATTGAAGGGTATTTAACCCCTATTTTAATAGGTGTCACTGGTGGTGGTGGTGTTGTTGCTGCCGGTGGAGTAGTTCCTGCAGCTGTTGGTGGAGTAGTTCCTGCTGCTGTTGGTGGAGTAGTTCCTGTGTTAGCACCTGTAACACCACCAATTTCTACACCAGGTTTAGACCCACCAATCGTATTTAGAGATTGTTTAATAGCATCAACCACTTTTGGGTCTAAATTTCCATAATTCCCTGAGTCAATGTTTCCAGCAATAGTTTTAACATCCTGTTCAGAAATAACAATACCTCTTTTATACCCCAAAAGGTATTTCATATTTTCAATTTCTTTTAATATATTTTTTTTCATTATCTTGGTCTATTTGCGTTTGCTTGTAATTGTTTTATTGCATCATTAAGTTGGTCTGAAGTCATACCAACTTGTTGTTGTGCTTGAGCGATACCTCCAGCGGGTGTTCCTGTTGTTGGAGTTGTTGTCCCAGCAGCAGCTGCTGGTGGTGTTGTAACCTCTGATTTAGGAGTATCTTGTGGTTTACCATTTAATTTTTCATTAATTTTTTGTAACAAACCGGAATCCATAATACCTGTTTCAGGTAAACCTAAGAATTTTTGAATAGCCTTAGTATTTTCAGTTGTTTTAGCAACAATTTGTTGTTTATATTGTTGTAATTTTTTTGCCTTGTCATCAGTTGTTACCGCAGTTTTAAATTCAGGGTCATTACAAGAATATTTTTCAGATTTATTATTGGCAACAGGTTGTTTACGTTTATAACCATTATTATAATACACATAACCTTTTATTATATATGCTGTCGACCCGTCTGATAATTTAGTTGGTTTAACCCCTTGACTAGGGACACACGAATATATTCCTTCCCAATTTTTTTCTCTAGCAAGACCATCTTTCTTACCAGCACCTGCTTGAGCATTAAATCCAAGTGGATTATTTGGTATTGCTCCAAATGGTGAAGTTTGTTCATTCAAATATTGACGTTTTGTTGCACTCTCGTGAATATTTAAAATTCTATTTTTTTCTTCTTCGTCTAAGAAATATAATTTTTTCATAAAATATTTTATTTATAAATATCATATAAAAAAAAAAGAGACCGAAGTCTCTTAGAATAAATTTTTAAATTTTGGTTCTGATTTATATTGGTATTTCTGATATCCCAATCCTTCAATCATTTTTTTACCAGTTTCAATTCCATTATAAACATCCTCAACTACAACATATTCATTTCTTGTGTGATAGTCGTAATAACCTATTGCAAAATTGATACAGGCAAAATCAAAAGTATTCTTTAATGCGTAAACATCGGTATAAGGGTTTGAGAAGTATTCTTGTTCCCCATTGAAACTCTCGTTTAACACATTATTACAAGTCTCAAAGAACTCACTATCTCTTTCAAATAATCTTGTTCCCATACAAACTTCAGTAACCATTCTATTACCCGGAGCGTCAAACTGAATCCCATAACCAACATTCATAAAGAAGTTTGGGTCGGCTTTTTTAGACCCGTGACATCCGGTTTCTTCTGATACGAAAAATGCTGCTTTCAGATTTGGTAATTCTTTTAATAATTCCAAACACGCATAAACACCACATTTATCATCACCACCAATTCCGGTTGGTTCATCAAAATCGTTATAAGCCTTTAAAGCCGGTTTAATTTCATACTGACTATTCTGTAACATTTCCTCACGAATATTGATTGAGTCAATACTATGAACTGTATCAGTGTGAGCTATTACGCAAGGGAAGTAATCGACAAATTCATCCGTTTGTTTAACAGCGTAAATATTGTAATGTTCATCCACATTGAAGGGAATCCCATTTTCTTCTAACCAATTGGTTATAAATTCAACCATAAGGTCTTCTTGATAAGTTTTTGTCGGAATTGACAAAACCTCTTTTAATAATTCGTAATTTCTTTCCATAGAGCAAATATAGGAAAAATAATTTGAATATTAACTATTATTTTAATTTATTCTAATAAACCCTTCAAATAACTCAGGTGAAACTAAAAAATTATTAAATTCTTCTTCAGTATAACTTCTATCTTCTATTCCCACACTACCGTCTTTTTTAAACACCTGAACAAGTATTCTATTATTTTTTGGGTTAATTCCTCTATAGAAAAATTCTCTTCCGGATTTAGTTGTATATCTGTTATTAATTTTAAATTTAGAATCAAGTCGTTTATATAATTCACCATACTCGTAGATATCGACATATTGAGATTCGTCCTCAAGTTTATCAATAATTTTATCCAAGTATCTTGAACATTCGGAATCAAAATATTCTTGGTCAAAATCCACAGCATCTATTTCATAAATATAATCACCCCATCCAGTAATCTCCATATCTGAACCAATTCTAAACAATAATTCACTTATAGTTAATGTTTTATCTCCCATTGTATCGTATAGAGATAATAACATCCCAACACTTGTAAAATATTCTCTAAAACAATGTTTTGTAAAAATTCCGTAATTGTAGAATGGGTTACAAAAATCGTCTTTTATCATTTGGTTAAACCCTCTGGTTTTAGATTCATTTGTTTGTGAAGTATACTCGTAAATCATTGACTCTACCTCATTCCCAAACATATTAAGTAATTTTTGACCTGCTTCCGATTTTTGGTCATCAGTATCTAATGGAACTGACTGTGGAGAAATGATTGAAAGAATTTGTTTTACCTTTGTAAGGTTTTCTTCATTAAATTGATTAAAAAAATATCCATCCTTAAAATCTTGGGTTGCCTGATAATCATCTTCCCACTCATAGGTATCGTAGTTCCCGGTAATAGCGTTGTAATACCACATATCATCATCACTAGGATTGAATAACTTAATATAGTCATCCTCGTCAAAACTTAAATCTATTTTACTTTTGAACGGAGCTTTTGGTGTGTATTTAAAATCGTAAATAGCATCGTCAGCATTCTCTAACTCACGACTACTAACTTGTTCACCCTTGGCAATTTTAGTTAATAACTTATACGTTTCACCAACACCAATAATATCATCAACAACTGATTTAACCTCATCGGGAAAATTATACAGAATATCATTTTTTGGACGAGCAGTACCATAGGTATTATAATATTCAATCTTACCATCCTCTTTATGAATCGTATAAGTAACCAAACCATTATTTAATTGGAGATTTTTATCTATAATAAAGTAAGTATCCCCCTCTCTAAATTGATTCCAACTACCTTTAAATTTTTCCGGAGCGTAATACACAAAGGCATCATAGTCCAATGGGTCTACAACCAACCAATCGTCATTGTCTAATAATATGTTTTTCATTCCGTGAAAGCTCTTTGTATCAGGCATTGATATTTATTTTAATAATAAATATAATTTTATTTGGATTTATCCAAAAATGTATTATCTTTGTGGTATCAAAATATGGGAGCGACACGGAATTGATTATTAGTAATAGTTATTCGGGGCACGTAGTGAGATGTTCTCTATCACTTAAATCTATGGGTACAACAATTTAGACGGAAACGTTTTAAACAAAATGGCTCTAGTAGGTCTTGTACGTCAAGACGAGCTTGTGAACGTAGCGTAAGCAAACTCACATTGGGGTCGGTGGACATATAACCCAGCAACAGGAGTCCCTACAAAGGTGTGGTACCTATCCGAAAAGGTACAAGTGGAGGATTAGTTCTCAGTAAACCAAACCACTCTAAAAATAAGGGAATTGTGAAATTTTGGATTGTTAGCTTAAACAATATCCTAAACGTGTAGTCCTTAATAGGTAGTACAAATAAGACCGGAGTTCGAGTCTCCGCGCTTCCACTTCCACCGGAGAGTCCCGACACCTCCATCAAAAGAAAAACCCATCATATGATGGGTTTTTTTGTTATCAGTTCAAATGTTTATTTTTTAATCTTGTAGTAAATCCTTTGATACCGGAGTTACATTTAATTTATTTATTAATTTATCAAATCTTGAATCCATAATTCTATATACTTCATCAAAACCTTTATGTGTTTCGTCAGCTCTAGCATTAATATACCTATTTGTTTCCGTATATAATTCGTCTGTTCGTTTAATCTCACCATCTATACGACGATGTAGTTCCTCACTTACTCTGTTTATATCATTAAAGATAAGTCCTTGTACTTGTTCCAATTGGGAACATTTTGATTTTAATCTTTTAATTTGAATGTACATCATAACCACAACTCCAACTCCCAGTATCCCGAGAACCAAACCTATACCCATAATGAACGATGTTAAATCTACCATAATTTCTTTTTTTTATTTGTTTATTATTGAACTGATAATTAAGTATAATAAAAAAAGGGACTATTTCAAGTCCCTTTATTATATAGTATTTTTATATTTTAATTTTCGTCATCATCAAACATTCCCATTTCATCACCCCAAGATTGTAAAAAATCTTGTTCTTCTTCGTGGCTAGGTTCCTCATCATCTTTAGTATATTCCCAAGCTTGAACTTCATTCTTAAATTTATTAAATGAAAAATTAATTTCGTCTAAATCAAAACCTAATTTATAATCATTAAAAACATTTTTCATATCATCTTTAATGTTATGTTTCATATATCCAACCATAACTTTGAAATACTTACGTAAATGATTTTCATTAAATGGTTCTCCAATAACTTCATCTAAAACGTGTTGGAAATGAGCGTCTATATAAAACTCCCAAGCTTTAGATAATGTTAAAACTTTTTTGTTTGAACCTAAACTATCATCTTCTTTAATCACATTTTTTTTACCTGAGTGCATCTCAAGGATTCTATTTTTCTCTTCTTGAGAAATGTTATTTAACAAATTTTTCATATTATTAGTTTTTTATTATAAATATATTAAAATTAAAAAAAAATCATTTCAAGTCTCTTTTCATATCTCTATCAATGTCCCGAGATTTTATACTATCTCGTTTATCGTGGAGTTTTTTCCCTTTGGCAAGAGCAATCTCCATCTTAACTAATCCGGTGTCATTTATGAAGACACGATAAGGAATGATGGTTGTCCCGTTGATTAACTCACTCTCCAACTTATTCAGTTCTTTTCTCTTGGCTAATAGTTTTCTATCCTTAACGGTCTCGTGGAATGACCCAAACCCATAATCTGAGATGTTCATTCCTTTAACAAATAACTCATTATTATTGAAATAACAATAACTTTCCGAGATGGAGACCTTTCCCTGACGGATGGATTTCACTTCTGAACCAACTAGTTTGATTCCCACAATTAAAGTTTCCAAGAAGGAATATTCAAACTTGGCTTTCTTATTGACTATGTTAATTGATTTTTTCATATGACAAAGATAATATAAAAATTGATATAAACAAAAAACCCCAACCAATTAAATGGTGGGGTTTTTATAATTTTATTTTTTTTAATAAAATATACTATCTAGGTCCTAAATCATATTCATTATCATCTTCATCTTCATCATCATTACTATCTTCAACAGGAGTCACACTTAGTATGTTAAATCTTTTAGAAAATTTAGGAATTTTTGTTACATTAATTATAGATGAACTACTTCCAAATTCTGTTGAGTATCTTACTATCACTTTCTCATCATTACTATCTTCAACAGGATTTACACTTCGTATATTAAATCTTTTAGAAAATTTAGGAATTTCTTTTACATCAATTATAGATGAACTACTTCCAAATTCTGTTGAGTATCTTACTATTACTTCCACACTTTCATTTATTGTTTCTTTAGTAATAATACTCTTTTTATTTGAGTGCATCTCAAGTATTCTATTTTTTTCACCTTGTGATATATCATTAAATAAATTTTTCATAATATTCTTTTAATATAAATATATGATATAAACAAAAAAGGTGATACAAATTAATGTACCACCTTTTGGCTTAATACGATGAGAATACTCGTCTTATTGAGAATCTTCGGAAGCATTATTTTTTCGCTTCTTTTCCACCATCTTTTGAATGGTAATCCTCATTGCCGATTGGTTAGACCAATCACTCCTTGAGATATCATCTACTCTCTCATTATTCAACTCTCTTCAATCTTGCGAACTGACTCCGGATTCGACTCCGTAGAGGTTTTTGGCGAGAATACATTCAGACTTGCGGTCATCCTGTGCAACGAACGGCTCGTTACTATGTAGGCAACTTGTCGACGATACCTGACAGACACTTTTGCTCTTTTCTGTTTAGTTTTTCACCATATTGAAAATAGTTAACGTGTTGTGGATGTGTCCAAGTAGAGGTCTGTCTTAGGCTTCATCATCTTTTGGACGAAGAAATACCAACCTACTCGGTAGAGTGTCCCCACTCTCATATTTTAAGAATTCTTCAAATCAAAATCTTGGTAGATGTTTGATAAGGATAATGACAGCACCACCTGTTACTTATCTTGTCTTTCGACTTTAAGATTTCTCTCATATTGGAACCCGCAATAATTAAGTTGGATAACCTAACTTCTTACTTGATTCCTATCACTTATTCCTGTTGGAGTTCCCCCCTCAACCGAAAGACCCACATCTCCCGGTCACCCAACCACTTTCTCTAAAGCGTCGCCCTCAATACTGAAGGTCAGATGGTATGTGACTTGTATACTCGAGTCCCATTTCTGAGACCGCAAACCTGTTAACACAACAGATTCACTTTAGCCCGGTTTCCCGGTTTATTTAAGGATGATATACCACCCATTATCGTTTTTATAATACCTAAGTACTATATGGATAATCTAAAATGTTTAAGAACGTTTTGAGGTTTCCCTCATTTGTTTTACAAAGGTAAGTGATTTTTTTGAGAAGTCAAACACTTTTGTATTTTTTTTTATTATTTAATATTTTGTAGTTCCCAATCAAAATTTTTTCCCCTCATAACATCATCTGTCATTAACTTACTTTTATGTAAATCCCAAATAACCTCAATCTTTAAAAATGGGTTAAAACCACTAATTAATAAAAGATATTGTTCATTATTGTTTGTTTTATTAGTTATAATATAATAACCACTTTCAAGTTTTGTGTCCATTTTTTTTATTTTTTTTATTTTTTTTATTTTTTTTTAATCTGTGATAAGACCTTAAGATTTACAAATTCGTAGGTCACCCATTCTTTACTACCTAAAACTCGCACTCCCGGCAGGGATAGTCTGCTGTAATAGGTCTATCTGCTATCTTATCACAGAATAAATTATGTGTGTGTACGCTCTACCATTATAGCTAAACCTTGGTCATCACGATTACGGTTGTTGGAATCGAACCAACGACTTTACACTACACATTTTGTGGTATCGGCAGGGTTCGAACCTACGGCACAGAGTCTTTCGTTACTCCTGCTCTACCAAAGGAAGACGAATCCCCCACTGAGCTACAATACCATTATAAGTTAGTGGACGTATGCTCTACCATCTGAGCTACAGCTTTTAATCACCGGAGGGATTTGAATCCTCGACACAACGTCCACCTATATTTTCAATAATTTTAAGAACTTTATTTCTTCTACAAAGATAATACTTTTATTTTAATATATCAAATTATTTTAAAAATAATTTTATTAATTGAGTTAATCCTCCCATACAACATATTCCCGCACAAAAATAACTAAATCCGGGATTTCTACCATTCTCTTTTTGTGTTTTTGCGGAGAATAGGTTTAATCCCATCAATCCGAATTGTAATAATACTATTTCCATAATTTTTATAATTTAATGTTTGTAGTCAGGACAGGACTCGAACCTGTAACTTTATTCCACTACACGGTTTGCGTCTACCATTCCGCCACCTGACTATGTTTCGTTAATGTTAAAAACTGATTCAATCCTCCTAAAAAACACTAACTTGCTACTTACTGATATTGGCTCGCCCATCCATTTCTCATATTGATTTACCTGAAACTTCTTCGGGTTGTTGATTGACCACTCCCGCTTACTCAAGTAGTTTTTACATACTCATCATCCAACCCATTCGGTTTTGTTCTTGATACTGAGAATAAGTACATTTTCTCATTGACTTATAATCCGGTCTCAACTTAGTGTGAGTTGGGTATTTCTTCTCGTGTTCTTTCTGTTCTCTCATAACACGAGCATACGCCTCTCTTTTACTTGGTGCCCACACATCATTAAATCCACCACCAATCCAATTAAACAAATATAGGTATTCACCATTAACACTTCTATACAATTTCTCTTTAGCCATAATTTATCCGTTTTGTGAGTACAAAGATAAGCATTAAATTCAAACTACCAAACTTTTTTTAATTTTTTTTTATTTTTTTTACTACAACGATTCCGTAAATTTTTGTGGCATAGAACTTGATATAGTGGGTGTAATAAACTATAATTTTAACGAACTTAAAATTAACATTAAAAACAAATTATTATGAAAAAAGTATTTTTAGCCCTTGCAGTAGTAGCGACGTTATCTTTAACATCTTGCAAACACGAAGCAAAAACTTCTGAAACTGAAGTTGTTGCCGATTCAACATCTGTAGATTCTACATCAGTTGATACCACTCAAGTAGACACTACTGAAGTGAAGTAAAACAAACAACCCCTCTTCGGAGGGGTTTTTTTATTTTAATAATTGTTTGATTCTATCTATATCGTTAATTATTCGTTTTTGTTTACTTTCGTTTAAACCAAACATTGGTTTAGCTACTTTGGAAATCATATCTATCATAAAATTTTGACCGAATTTTTTAGCTCCTTCCTCACTATCCGCCTCATCTCCACTTGAACTACCATCATTTGATGAACTACCAACATTATTAGAAACGTGAATATGGTTTTCGTGTTTTCCATCACTAAATCCAAAATATAAAACAGCCTTATCATTTCCTGATTCACGATTAATCGTATAACTATAACCATTGGACAATTTATTTACAAATGCTATAATACTATCATAGATTCCATTTTTTTTGGCGTCCGCCACAGAACTCCATCCTTTACCATTAATTCTATTAATATCAATAGCCTCACCTGTTTTATGTCTACTTTGATTACCTGACGATGTTGTATCTCTATGTCCGGAATTTGCGGTCCCAATAGTCACTGTTATACCAACAGCATCAGCAGCATTATCAATATCTTCAAGTAATGATGAGTTTATTTCATCTGATGCTGCACTACCCTCCCATTTTATATTTGGATAATCCGATGTGTTAACAGCACTAACATCTTCCATTAAATTGATTAACTTTTTCATATTATTGTTCTAAATGGTTCATTAATACACCACCAATAGATGTTGAATAAACCAATAAATGATTTACCGATTCTTCATTTAATTTTGTTTTTTTCTTGGTATAATCAATACCTAACATACCAATAAATCGACCTTCAATACATTTTATCGCAAAAAGATAACCTGATTTACATCCAGTATCTTCAGCAATATATTTTAACCCAAAAGTTGCTATAGTTTCATCTTTAAAGTCAGATATTTCAATTTTATCGTGTTCTAATAATTGATTAATTGAACGGCTAAATAAATTAACAGGTATATTGTGAAAATTCCCCTGTATTGAAGATACTGATGGTGCCACAGATTCATATATAATACTGAATTTTGCCATCGATTTCCCGGTTGGGTAAAAATTACCTCCATTATGAAATTGTGCAACCCAAACTCTATCTCCTTTTAATTCTTCTTTAATATGGTCTAATTTTGTCATTACAAGTTCACTGACTTTTAACGTTTCCAACACCATATCCGGTTTTTCTTCTTTTTTCTCTAATTTATTCTTGATGAATAATAATAGAACGGGACCTAATACCCCCGTAATAAACGCTACTATTATAGATGCACTCATAAATTTTATCTTAAATTACCAAAGTTTTTTAAGAATTGTTCCTTAGTAATTTGTAATTTTTGACCACTTTTAGTTCTAACCACCATCATTTCAGGTTTTTTAGGTGTGGATTCAACAATTTTTTTCTTTGGAACTTCAAAAACTTTAGGTTTATGGTTTTCAACCACTTTAACTTTTGGTTCTTCAATAATAGGTTCTTCCTGTTGGAAAACCTCAACAGTTAATCTTGGTTTTTCTTTTTGTTCTTGTTCAGAAACAACCACATTAACTTTTTTGTTTGTTTTTACACCAAAGTCAGAACTCCAAGGCTCAAAATAGACATCGTCGGCAATGACCTCTAATCTCATATTACCTTTTGTTCCTTCAGGTAAAAAATGTTTAGTTTTTGGGATATTTACTTCACACACTCCTGTATTTTCAATAGCACCATTAAACATATAAGACATTTCATCTGTCTCAATTACTAATCTTACTTTAGATTTCGCTAAAGAAGTTCCTTCAATTTGTATATTACAATTGAATTTATTCGGTTTGTCTGTATATAAAAAGTAACTCATAGCTAATAAATATCTTAATCTTTTATAATTGTCACATCAACTTTAATATTTTTCTGTTCTTTCATCAATACTTCCACATCTTTTAACTTTACTGTGACTTTATTGTTCTTAGTTTTATTAACTCTTGTCTCAAATTCAATCTCATCAACATCTAATCTTACAAATAATCCAATTAAGGTTGCGACTTCGTCTTGCCTTAATTCTTTCATTTTTTTACGGATTCTTGGTCCAATACCTCCTGCACCAACAATTTTCTGAATTACGCAAGCCTCTTTCCACGTAAATGGTGTCTCCATCCACGCGAAAGGTGTATCATCCCAAGAATAACAAATGCTTCCCATACTATTTATAAATAACTAAAAATTTGTAAAATTGTAGTATGTCTGATATTTCTAATCAATTAATTAAGGATTCATATAATTATGTCCTACAATCTGACCTATCAACCGGTAATATTTACCGTATTGGTGGGGGTATTCCCGTTAATCCAATATTTTTATCCGGATTAACAATTATCTCAAGTTTTAAATTTTCAAATGGTTCTGAAAGAGCAGGATATGTTTTAACATCAGATGGTTCAGGTAATGCAACTTGGAGTCCTGTTTCAAATCAAAAAATAATATTAAAAAAAATTGATTTAGGCACTAGATTAATTAATGGATTGGGTAATGTTGTAGTTAATTTAGTTAATGTTTGGGATAGGTTAACTAATTCTATTATTGGTAAACAACTTTACTATTCCGGAGTTAAAGTTGATTATTATTTTACTTACAATAATCCAAATAATGGTATTAGAACTAAAGAATTATGGACAACTCAAACATTTAATGTAAATCTCAATACATCATTTGCGTTTAGTGGTATTTGCAATTATATTAGTCAAAATTATGAAACAACATTAGTGAATTTTTATTGTGAAATTTATTTAAATTTAAATCAAAATTATTTATCTCCAACACAAGTTAGATTAACCAATCCACTATTTAATTCATTAAATCCGTACAAATATAGTAGAGGTAAAAATTATACAGGTGAGGCTGAGTTTGTACGAAGTAATAATAACTTACCAAAATCATTGAATTCTATTGAAAATAATTTTATAAATGGCTGGCAATATTATTACGACGTTGGAGCTTCAAAAGATATTGTGAAAAAAGTATATGATATAATTTCAACACCTGAATTTTATGGTCCATTCTCGGCAGAGTCACAGTCAATATTAATTTTTGACACTCCATATTCAAATGAAAGTAGAGAGGTTATTAAAAATAGTGTCTATGTTGAAACTTTAACCGGATTTTATTCAAAATTTAAAATACCGGTAAATCAACACGGATTTTTCGAATCTTGTGTAAAATTATTTAATAATTTTTATGGTAATTTATTGTATGATATTGTTAGTGGCTCTACACCTACAATTAATAGTCACGCATCAATAGATGGGTATAATTCATCATCATTCTATCAAATGATTGACACTTATCGTATTTACCCCAAAGGAACACCAGGAATAATTTATTACACGGTTAATTTTAAATTAAATGATTTACTTTTTTCAATGGGAATAGATAAACATCTAAAATATATTGGAAAATTTAGACAAAAGTCATATGTTCAAGTATTGCCGTATTATCAAAACGTTTATATATTAAAAATAAGTGTTAATGGGGATAATAATCCACTATTATTTATTAATAATTTAATTAATAATTATCTTCAAATTAATGACTCGTCACTAAAAAGTAAAATCATCGATAACACCCCTAATCCTTATTGGACTAACGGGAATTATGGTTATATGGCTAATGAAAATTATTTTTATAATTATAACCCTTATGGTCCGTATTTGGTAATTCAATCAACGGATGAAAAGATGTATCAACTATCTCAAAACCCAATTTATACTGCGAGTAGTGTGGATACCATTTATATTGGGGGTGGTTTTACTAATTATAATCACAACGGAGCAAATTATATTATTAACTTAAATACGGATGGCTCAGTTAATTCCACATATAATTCAGGATTTGATAGTTATGTTCAGGTAATTGTAATACAATCAGACAATAAACTATTAGTTGGCGGTAATTTTTATAGTTATAACGGAACCGGAGCAAGTAGAATTATTAGATTAAACTCAGATGGTTCAGTTGATTCATCATTTGTTTATGGTTCGGGATTCAATGGTAAAACAACTGTTCAAACAATTGCAATACAATCAGATAATAAAATATTGGTTGGCGGTGGTTTTAATAATTATAACGGAACCGGAGCAAATTATATCATTAGATTAAATTCAGACGGTTCGGTTGATTCATCATTTGTTTATGGTGATGGATTTGATGACCTTGTTAATATAATTACAATACAATCAGATAATAAAATATTGGTTGGCGGTGGTTTTAATAATTATAACGGAACCGGAGCAAATAGAATTATTAGATTAAACTCAGACGGTTCGGTTGATTCATCATTTGTTTATGATGATGGATTTGATAGTGATGTTCAAACAATTGTAATACAATCAGATGGAAAAATATTGGTTGGAGGTTATTTTAGGAATTATAACGGAACCGGAGCAAATAGAATTATTAGATTAAACTCAGACGGTTCGGTTGATTCATCATTTGTTTATGGTTCGGGATTTGATAACCTTGTTAATATAATTACAACACAATCAGACAATAAAATATTGGTTGGTGGTTATTTTAATAGTTATAACGGAACCGGAGCAAATT